TTTTCGTTTGGCACAATTTCGTCTTTTTGCTATTTAAAGAAAAACAAGCATGGCATCGACCGTAACACCAGCAACCGCAACGGTTCAAATTGTAGAAAGTCTAACACTCGGAGGAGTGGACAGAGGCGGCACTCACACGCGCACGATTAACAATATCGCAGAGGCTGACCGTAGAGTTATGACCGTTGACTCAGCTAATGAGATAGACCTGATTGAGCTTAACACAAACAACGGACAAGGCAAGTTCGTACGTTCATCTGTTAAGTACATCCGCATAACCAACTTGGATAACACCAACTTCATTCGGGTAAGATTCAAAAATAGCGGAGCAGAAACGGCAGACGTTAAGGTTGATGCTGGCGCCACCTTCATGCTATCAACTGGCTCAATGGATGCAGACACGGGTGCTGGAGCGTTCAGCGCATTCGTGGACATTGACAACATCAGTGCACAAGCTGATACAGCAGACTGCGACATCGAATACGTAGTGCTTGCAGTTTGATAAACATCGAACGAAATAGCGCAAATGAGATAGCTTTGACCCTTACTGAAAAGGGAACGGCTGCTTACTACCTCTTCAAGTTCCAATCGGACAACACGGAGGCAGTGGAGTACTGCATTGCTACGGATTCAAGTCTTTACCCTGAGCGCTTTAACAAGTTCACTATTACAGAGCAGACAAGCCCGAACAACTTGAACGCTGAGGTAGAACTTCCAACGGAGGGGCAATGGCGGTACTTCGTTTACGCTAACTCTTCCGCTACCAATTTAGACCCGACTGGATTGACCGAATTAGAATCTGGAATCGTGAAAGTAACGGGAACAACAACACCAGTAACCACCTACTCAGGCGGAAACTCAAACTACGTAGTATATGGCTCTTAAAATCTTAAACTTCGGAGCGCATAAAGTACCGACCTTCAAGGAGGCGAGAGGCAAGGATTGGATTCTATTCGGAGACGAAGGGGAATATAAAAACCGTTACCCTGAGTACCTTCTGAACCTTTACCGTAGAAGTGCCAAGCATCATGCTATTATCAACTCCAAAAAGGATTACGTAGTTGGTCAGGGCTGGTCAGTAGATGCGGAAGGGTTGGACACTATGGGTCTTGCGAGACTTCAGCAGTTCATCAACGAGCCTAATCAATACGAAAGTCTGAACGACATCCTTGAGAAGGTAGCACTTGACTACGAACTTTACAACGGCTTCGCTCTTGAAATCGTTTACAACCAACTCAACGACAAGATAGCGGCTATTTATCATGCTGACTTCGCTCGTTATCGTTCAAACGAGGATGGCACGAAATACTATTACTCGGAAGATTGGAAGAAACACAACCCAGTAGTCGAAGAGATTGACGCGTTCAACTGGAAGAAGCCAAGCGGTAAGCAACTTCTTTATGTAAAGGGCTACTCACCTGACTGCAAATATTACCCATTGCCTACCTATCTTGGGTCAACTGGTTATATTGAGTTGGACGTTGAGATAGCCAACTTCCACCTCAACGCGGTGAAGAACAACTTTGTAGGAGGCACTATCGTGTCTTTCTACAATGGAGAGCCGACCCTTGAAGAACAAGAGGAAATCGAGCGGCAAATCAAGGACAAGTTTACGGGAACGGACAACGCCAACTCTATCGTTCTGAACTTTGCCGACTCACGAGATAGAGGGGTTGATATTCAGCAGTTGAATGGTAACGACTTCGACAAGCGTTTCGACATTCTAAACAAAACCGTTCAAAGGGAAATCTACGCGGGTCATCAAGTAACCGACCCAGCACTCTTCGGAATTAAAGAAGATGGAATCTTCACGAGCAGAAACCAATTGGTAGACAGCTTTGAGTTATTCCAAAACACCTATGTAAACAACCGACAGCAGTTCATAGAAAGGGTGTTTAATGAATTGGCAGCATTGCAAGGACTTTCGAACCGTTTATTTATTCAAGACACCGAGCCAATTTCTATTCAGTTCAGCGAGAACACGGTTGTTAGCGTAATGACCCAAGAGGAAATACGCGAGAAAATCGGATTGCCGAAACTTGAACAACCGCTCCAAGCAGCCAAGACTTCAAAGGACGAGGATGATGTTCTTATTGAGTACTTCAAGAACTGCGGTTCTACCGATTACGAGCCAGTCGGAAATGGCAAGGCGTTAAACTTTGAAAGCGAGATTTCCGCAAGGCTTCACGAGGAGCTGAATAGAAAGTATTGGTTTGCAGAGATAGACCCGTTAGATACGGCTATCCTGAACATCCTAAAGGAGAACCCAGCTACTCCATTTCTTGCGATTGCAGAACAGTTGCAATTATCCATTGAAAGGGTAATGGCTGGACTTCAAAGATTGAACGAGGCGAACGCTATCAAGATAGCAATAGACGAGGTGCTTGATTCTACGCAAAGAGCCGTAGAAGTAACCAAAGAAGGCGAGCGATTACTTGAAGAGATACCACCAGTAGAGGAGGAGTTCGTTATTCGTTACGTGTATGCAAAAAGACCGGGTGTTGCTGGAGATGCTATCATTCCAACCACACGAGAGTTCTGCAGAAAACTGATAGAATTGGTTGACAAGGAGAACAGAACTTGGACACTAACTGAAATCCAAGACATTGGAGTGTCAGCTAACCGAAACGTATGGATGCGAGGCGGTGGTTTTTGGGGCAAGTCGTACCATTGCCGACACTACTGGGAGCAGAAACTTATGAGAATTAAGAAGTAATGGCGAACGTTCTCTTTATATCGGAAACATTTCTCAAGGACAACACGCTTCTTCACGAGAATATAGATTTCAAGTACTTGAGACCTGTTGTATTGATGTGCCAAGACATCCACATCCAGCACAAAATCGGGACTACTCTTTACAATGAGTTGAAGACACAGATAACCAACTCCACGTTAACGGCTGCTAATCTTACACTTTTGGAGGATTACATACAGCCTTCTTTACTTTATTGGGTTCAGGCAGAAGCACCGACAGCGATAAGCTACAAGTTCCTGAATAAGGGGCTACACCAACAGAGTTCTGAGAACAGCTCCAACGCTTCACTTGACGAAATCAACTTCATTTCCAAGCGGTACAAGGACAAAGCGGAATGGTACACCGAAAGATTGGTTACTTTCTTACTGGAAAACGAATCTGACTACCCAGCTTACGCTAACCCTGACGATGGTCTTGATACTATCCAACCCGATACACGAACCTATACGACAGGAATGTTCTTAGGACGCAGACCGAAGTTTATTTCATTGGAGGACAAATATGAGTACAAACGCAAGTAAGAGAAATCAAGCGAAGCTAAAAGCATATGTACACGCTCAACGAAATATTAACCCTAATCGAAACTCAGGCGAACGCGCACCTTCAGGTGAGGCAGTACGGTCAGGGGGACGTTTGGGAGATAAACCCAAAGGAGCTTGACTACCTTGTTCTTTGGGCGATTGAAGAGAGCGTTGTATTATCGGAAAGGACATTGACCTACAACATCCGACTTTTAGCGATGGACAGGGTCTTACCGGGCGAAGAGAACGAACAGGAAGTGATGAGCGACACAATCCAAGTTCTACTGGACTTCGTGGCTTACTTTCGGCAATTGCATACTACGGATTTAAGCATTCAGACGAGCGTTACGCTTGAGCCATTTACCGAGCGATTTGACGACAAGGTAAGCGGGCATTCTTGCGTTTTATCTATCACACAACCATACGACTACAACAAGTGTCAAATACCAAACTAAAATGACAGAATCACAGAAATTAATCGGAACACGCGGATGTAAACTCCTTACAGGAACGGGAGCGTTGACGAGTTTAAAAGGCTACGCAATCATAGCACAAGAAGATACCGTCTTTACTACCTTCGAAGTGGATGGCGTTGATGCTCTTGCAGACTTCGGCTTAACGGGCGCAACGGTAAAAGCTGGGGCGTACATCGTAGTGCCTTCAGGCGATGCAATCACAGCCATCACTATGTCAAGTGGAAGCGTTATAATCTACAATCAGTAAGCTATGCCATCAATTCTAACAAGACCAGCAGGAGGCGGTGGTGGAGCAAAAGAGCTTCGACAGGACTACCAACCAGAAGGAAGTCCTGAGACTTTTTACTCGTACATAGGTGCAGCAAATAAAGGGTCATTGGAAAGTGCTGAAAAGTGGTTCATTACCCGAATAACTCACTTTCCTAACGGAACAACGGCAACAGCAACAGCCGAAGATGTTGCTTGGACAGACAGACTAACAGTAATTTATACGTGATGGAACTTAAAAAAAACATTTCAGAATTAGAGACAGGCGAAGTAGTTGTTAACATAAGAGCAATCCTTAACGATATTGAAATTGGTAAGTTCTTGTTTGTAGAAATACCAAATGAAGGCAAAACCCATCAAGAGTTTATTTCAGAAGTTGAGGCGCAAGGCGTAAACCACAGTTTATTCATTCCAAACGAAAATTACAATGGCTGAAAGATATTTAGTAGCAAGCGGTTCAGTTTTAGATCCAGCTAATTTAGACGGAGGGACAGCGTTACAGGTAGGTGACCAGTTATTTGCCAATGGATTTACAGGCGATATTGACGGCACAACACCCGCACTTGATTTTATAAGTATAAATGCGGGAACGGTAGCGGTAAGCGGGGGAGCTTTTGACCTTATTGCTGGAGCAATACTAAATGCAGATGTTGCTGGGGCATCTGTAAATGCTTCAAACGGAGTTGTAAGAGCATCTTCAGGAAACTCAACAATTAATGGAAACATTCAAGGCGGGAACGGTTCAGGGGGTAATATCAGAATAGGACTTTATGTAAATGGCGCATCAGTCACAGTTAACGGGAAGATAACAGGAGGTAGTGGTTTGGGAAATACCAATGCTCCAACTATGTCTGGATGCAGGTTAAATAGTGGATTTTTAACTGTAACAGATGTTGAAGGAGGCGCGTCTTACAATGATAGTCTTAAATCCCCTTATGGCGTTTGGAACTCTAATGGTCAATTGACAATTACGGGAACTGCCACATCTGCCACTTGTGAGGCGGTGTCAGGTTCATGTGAAAGTGTTGCAATAGTAGAATCAACATCAAGCACTGTTAATGTCTTTAGGGGATCTGGAAATTCAGTAGGAGGCAATGTTATAGTGACCGACCGAATCATCCTAAACAAAGGGCAAAGAACGGGATTTACATCAAGTTTATGGGAGTTTTCAGGAACTCCGACCATAGAAATAACATTTGATGATGACTCAACGGCAACTTTGACGGACGGAACGGAATCAGCTAATTACCCATCGGAGACAGACGTTGAAGAAGGTGTTGTTTATGGTAACTTAAACCAATTTACAGGGACAATGAAGATTCTTGACCCAGTAGATTTTGCTTCAAGTTTCGCAGAAGAGTTACGCACGACAACAGAACCAGAATTGGTCAGAATAAGAACTTGTGCTACTGATGATAGCGTAGGGAACATTGTAACAAGCACATTGGGCGCACCATGAAAGCAGATCACACCATAGACGATTAAAATGGACGCAATAATCGAATCACTTGCCAACTACGGCATCGCTGGAATCTTTCTTGCTGTGTTAGTGTACTACCTAAACAAGCTGACCGACATCCACCGCGAAGAAAGGAAAGAATGGCAAGATGCCAATAACCAACACGTTGATAAGTTCAGTGATGTGATAGCGGAAAACACGAAGGCGTTGACTGAAATGCGTTCAGAACTCAAAGAGAACCGTTGCAAGATGTAAAGTGGTGCAATATCGCACCAAAAGAATGTAACTGCAAAGATGGAAACTGCGACCAAAAAGACACGACCAAGCGCGGCAAAGTTAGCCGCAGAGGTAATAAAGGAGTTTGAAGGGTATTCTTCAAAGCCTTATCTGTGCCCGGCAAACATTCCAACAATCGGCTACGGTAATACCATGTACCTGAACGGAGAGCGCGTTACAATGGACGACCCTGAGATAACCGAAGAACAAGCTACGGAGATGCTAATGGACACCATTAAATCGGTTGAAAAGCAAGTTAAAAACGTGGTTGAGGTAAAACTGAAAGCGCATCAACTTGCTGCGTTAATCTCATTCACTTACAACGTAGGCATCGGCAACTTTTCAAACTCTACTCTGTTGGCTTGGTTAAATTCAAACCCTGACTTTCCAAGAATACCTGAGCAGTTCAGGCGGTGGAACAAGGGGGGCGGCAAGGTTCTGAACGGGTTAGTTAGAAGGCGAGAAGCAGAAATCGAACTTTGGGAAGGGACGTCGCAATACATTTAGCAAGGGTCTACACGCCTTACATTTTAGCTTTCTTGCTGGGCGTTCTTGTGGCTTGGCAAGGATGCGGAAGCGGTGAAATTGAAACCGTAACCATTGAGAAACCAATCTACACAACCAAATACGTTGACCGTTGGCGGACTGATACGGTCAGGTTTGTCCGTAAGGAAATAGTAACGCGACACGATACCATCTATTCAGAAAAGATAGTTACTCGTTTAGACACATTGTTAAAGGTAGACACGGTTAAGATAGTCGAAGCATGGCTGTCAGAGGTCAACTGCTATGACACTACGGTCAATGATGTCAGGGTAAGGTGGCAGAATTACCAAAACATCACCGAAAATCTTAGCATTGATTACACGCCTAAAGTGGTAGGTGCAAAATTTGCACTTGGCATACATGGTAACGTGGGTTTGATTTCTAATTTTGAAACTCAGTATGTCCCAATGTTCGGGGTCGGTTTGCACGGTTCAATTAAAAAAACCTACCTTAGCGCAAACTACGGATTCAATGGTCAGCACTATGTAGGTGTTGGCATTGGTCGAAACATAATCAGTAGATGAACTACTACTATTATCAAGATGCTGAAGTTCGAGAACAGATAGATGAACTCCTTCAGAAGAACGCAACTATCCAAGCTAACTTAGGGACAGAATCCACAACCGAAGAGCGAGAAGAAGCCAAACGGAAATGGATGGAACTGGCTAAACAGATACGGGAAATCGACCCGAAGTTTTACCGCGAACGAATAATGGCACAGCACAGATGAAAGGAGAAATCGTAAAGGAATATTTAGAGCATCCCGAATGGGGACAGCTTCCAAGTCTGACACTTGCACGTTTGATCTATAAAGACAACGTGGAGGTCTTTAAAGATGTTGAGGATGTACGGTCTAAAATCCGATATTATCGCGGACAATCTGGAGATGTACATAGGCAACGGATAGGAGCGCAACAGTTCAAAACTGAACAGGCACAACACGCCAAAGCTTTGGGTGTTTCGAACCCGTTCGGGCTTCCTGAATCGGACGAAGAAGACTGGGAGCCATTCGTTCTTCCTAAAGGCAACAACCGCATACTTCTTTTGTCGGACATCCACGTGCCTTACCACAACATCCAAGCACTCACAAAAGCCATCGAATACGGAAAAGAGAAGAATGTCAACGCTGTGGTTTTGAACGGTGACACGTTGGACTGTTACGCTCTTTCACGTTACGAAAAAGACCCACGTAAAAGAGGCTTCGCGGCTGAACTTGAAGCCTGTCGCCAACTGCTTGGTATTTTGAAACGTGAGCTTGACTGCCCAATTTACTTCAAGCTGGGCAACCATGAGGAACGATACGAGGCTTACTTACGAACCAAAGCGCCTGAACTACTTGGGACTTCGGAGTTTACCTTAGACACGCTTCTGAAGTTCGGAGAGTATGGCGTTACGTTGATTCAAGACAAGCGAATCATTAAGGCTGGAAAGCTGAACATCTTACACGGGCATGAGTTCGGGCGGTCGGTATTCTCTCCAGTTAACCCAGCGAGAGGGTACTACATGAGAGCCAAAGCGTCCGTTATCTGCGGACACAATCACCAAACATCTGAACACACAGAGAACAACTTAGAGGGCAAGATAGTAACAACATGGTCAACTGGGTGTCTTTGTGAAATGAATCCCATGTATATGCCCATAAACAAGTGGAATCATGGCTTTGCTTTCGTTCAAATTTCAGAAGGTGGAGACTTCGAAGTGGACAACCTCCGCATCATAAACGGAAAAATAAGATGACAACCTTCCTTTTGACCGCTATTCTGTTCCTAATTCTATTGGTGGTCGGTCTGCTGGTGTACCTATTGTACGCGGTCAGGTCAATAATCGACACTCAAGACGTTATCTTCGATGCCGCGGTCAACGCTGAAGAGATGTATAGGGAGATAGAGATGAACCAAGAGGCGATTATGAACGCCCACTTCAAGCAGAATTGAGTTCAAACGAAAAATAATTTCACTTTTTTTGCCCTAACTATTGTGATTATTCAAAACAATAGTTTTATATTTGAGCCATCATTAACGGTTAAAACAACAGAACCATGAACCACTTACAATTTGAACTTACAATGTCCAACGAGCAGATACCAGCTTTCATTCGGTTGGTTGCTCGCAAGGCAATTACCGACCTACGCACCGCTCCAGTTGATGCGGGAACTACTCACGTAGAACCGTGGGTGTTTTGGAAGCTGGTCAAATTCGCGCAAGCTGAACCAATCAAGTCGGGCAAGTACACCTTCATACGGATATATGACGAAGAGCATAATTCGGTTGACATTCAATGTTTAAATTCGTAACTTTAATACTCATCATAAAAACAGAACGATGAATCAAACACAGAAAGAGAGGCTTCAAACCCTCGCAAAAGAGAACGGTCTAACGGAAGACCACTTCTTCAAAAGCCCACAAGGGTTCGTAATAATAACCCGACAAGGCATTGAGCGCATACAAGCGCATAAGGGCATCCGAGTAACTTACGATGTGGTTAGCTTATCCGATGACCTAAAGCACGTAGTAATAAAAGCTACTGGCGAGATGGCACGACCTGACGGCTTACCTGTTACAATGGAAACCTTCGGAGAGTCAGCGCCTGACAACACACGCCAAAAGTACCCTGTCGCAATGGCTGAGAAACGCGCACTATCAAGAGTGGTGTTGAAACTGTCAGGGCTTTACGAAGTAGGCGTTTTCGGAGAAGATGAGTCGGACGATTTTAAACGAGCGTAAGATGGAAGAGCAAGGAATATACGAAGCAATAAGCAGCTCAGAGCAACGTTCGGAGGAATGGCACGCACAAAGACTTGGGAAGTTTACGGCTTCCCGCTTTGGCGACCTGATGACCAACGGAAGAAAGAAAGACGAAGTACTTGGGCAGACCGCAATCAGTTACATCTACGAGAAGGCTGCGGAACTTCTAACGGGAGAACGCAAGGAGATTTTCGGTACCGCACTTGATTGGGGAAACGAATACGAACCAATCTGCAAGGCTTACTACTCAGAACTCAGAGGCGTAACCATTGAGGAGATGCCGTTCATTGAGATTAACGAATACTCAGGGGCAAGTCCTGACGGAATGGTTGATGGCGAACTGATAGAAATCAAATGCCCGTACAACACCGCGAACCACCTTAAGACTGCTTTCGAGGATTATATCGACCCAAAGTATATGTGGCAGATGCAAGGTCAGATGTTGGCAACTGGAGCGTTAGCTTGTCGGTTCATTAGCTTCGACCCACGCATCAAGGACGAACGCTTCAAACTGATTGAGATACGAGTAGAGCAAGACCTTGAGATGCAAGAACAACTCCGCGAACGATTAGCGTTTGCAAATGATTATCTTCGTAACCTTTTAAACATCAAATAATGGAAAACAAAGTGATTTTTGTGGATGGCTTAAACGTCTACACACCGAACGAGAACGCTCCTGACTGGGTCAAAGCGAGTATGGTAATTAACCCGAGCAAGCTGGTCAAGTGGTTGCAGCAAAATGACGACTACCTAAAGGAAGGCAAGCACGGTCTTGAGTTACGACTTCAAATTAAGCAGTCGGCACAAGGCAAGTTATACGCAAGCGTTGACACTTACGAGCCCAAACTTAAGGAAGAGGTCAAAGCGGTAACGGTAGACGATGGCAATTTCCCGTTCTAAAATTGTCAAAGAGTTGGACAAGGCATTCAGTCGGTTTATCCGATTGAGTGCCGCCAATCTTGACGGCTTTGTTGAGTGCTACACTTGCGGCAGAAGTTACCATTGGAAGAAGATTCAATGCGGACACTTTATGTCCAGAGCAAGGTATGCTACGAGATGGCACGAGGACAACTGCAGACCGCAATGCTACGGCTGTAATGTAATGCAACAGGGTAGACAATACGACTTCGGGCTAAACTTAGACCGAGAACGCGAAGGGTTGGCGGAAGAGATGCACCAGCTCAGCTTAACAACGGTAAAGTTTGCAACGTGGGAACTTGAGGAGATGCTTAAAGAGTATAAGGACAAAGTCAAATCCTTAGAATCCTGAACTTCCTCAACTTCCTAAGTGATATTTTTTTGCCGTAGTGTTTTGGATATTCAAAAGTTATTTAGATATTGCACCAATCAAACGGGGGTCGCGCATCCGTAACGCGAGGAAAAACAAGAACAATGGAAGTATGTAGTTTAACAAGTCCCAAAACGGGCAAACCAGTGCCAAGTCAAGTTGTAATCAGGCACAACGGAACAGAGTGGTTTTCTTCTTACGATACCATAATTGGTAAGTGGGAGAATGGAACAATCTACCTTGATGAATACTATTGGACTTTTTCAAAAACCACGAGCAAGTACAGAAACCGTTGGTTAGGTCTAAGCAACCAAGAAGTCAAGGAAGCAATAAACAAAGGAGAAATCAAACTTGTAAACTTGAACTAATGGAGTGGGCACTGAATGAATACACGTACCGCGAATGCTGCGGGGAATCAATCCGCGCTTGCGATGGTTGCGACTGCTACGAGTGCGATAGTTGCGGAGAATTGAACTTTGAAAAGTGCGCACCTAATAATCCTTACGAGTGCATTGATTGTTACACTTTAAGAATCGAAGAACAATGTTAATAGACGTTAGAAGTGAAGAGAGCGTTTACATCATAATTGATGGGCGCACATATTACATCGACCACTCGTTAGACGAGCCAATTGTCGAGTACTGGACAGAAGAACAAGAACCCATAACACTTATACCAAATGATTCCAATACCCAAGATTGAAGAAGTGATAGCGGAGGCGAACGCCAAGAAGATAACCGCCTATCGGATAGCCAAAGAAACGGGACTATCAACTCAAACCGTTTACGCTTACTTCGCTGGCGAGAGGGTCAGCGTAAGAACTCAGGAAACAATAATAAACTACATAAACCAGAACTGATGTTTTACAACACGAACAACGAAATCGGGACAGAGCTGAAGAAGTCCCAAGAGAAAGCCAAAAGTCAGGACGAACTTGTTCTACTTTACTTCAGAAACCATGACCAGCTCGGGGTAACGCCTGAACGAGTTCTGCGGCACTTTCAAATCATGGAGCCGTTATCTTCCGACAAGTGGGCAAAGACACCTCTTACTTCAATTAGAAGGTCGTTCTCGAACCTTCACAAGAAAGGGCTAATCGAGAAGACTGGCTACAAGATAGAAGGCGAATTTGGCAAACAGATAAACGTGTGGAGATGCAAGTGAGAATCAACGACAATATGAGGCAGCAACTGACCGACATCATTGAGTTGCACAAGGGTTACTTTGGTGGAGATGTGGAACATTTACTTGATGCTCTGAACGGAGTTAAAGCCAGTAGATACATCGGTCAGGAAGCAAAGGAGATAATATCAAACATCGAACAGGCTACGGGAATATCTTACTCCGAACTGAAGTCAAAGAACCGAGAACGGAACACCGTAATAGCAAGGCAGTACGCCATGTTTCAACTGTACGACATTCTGTACCCGTTGGGTTATACATTGACCGAGATAGGCAAGATGTTCAATAGAGACCACTCTACGGTCATCTACTCAATCCGACAGGTAGAAGATGCCCTGAGTGCTGGCGACTTTTTAGTAACGAAAATCCACGAGAACTATGGAAAGTTGGAAGCTAAGAGTGATTGATTTTGTCATGTGGACACTCGGATATGAGCGAGAAAAATGACTTCCAAGTGGCACAATTTTGTATATTTGCTACTTACTAATGAACGCTAAGGCAAAAGAGCGTTTGTCGTAAACCCTGAGTTATGAACAGATACATAAACCGATACGGGAAAAACAACATTCGAC